TTTCTCTTACAAAGTCTAGACCAAGATTAGATTTAAAAGCACTATCTTTTGAAAGTTCAGGAAAATCTAAACACATCTGAATATAAAGGGGCTTTACCATTAGCTCCTGGAAAATCGACCTTAACCTACTTAGGAATTTTTCATATCTGATCTCGTCTCTTTCAAGCTGATCTATGCTGATTTGATAGTTGGTTGGGGTTCCACCTCTAAAAGCAAACCTTGCGTAGGGAATCTTGGAATCTAGTTTTAGCTTATTGTAAAAATAAACTACATTTTCCATGACATTGAAATCGGGTCCATTTGGATCTAGAGTTTCAATCTGAGGAGATTGCCCGTCCTTCTCAGGGAAAAGATAGTTTTTATAGAACTGTACTTTCGGTCTACCATTCACAGTAAGTTCACCAGAGAAATCATTAAGATCTACCTCTTCCTTATAAATAGACATCAACTGTCCCAGTGTCTGCATCGCTTTTTGTTGAGATTGTGATCCAACAGGGATAACGAATTTTAGTCTGTAAGATGCGTTCATTACATTCCATATAACCCTAGTGTTTTCCATTATTCTTAGGATGTTGTAGGATCTAATTAATCTTTCAACATAACTTACTCTGGAGATAGTATTTCCCTTAGCATAAGAAATGTAAATAACTTGTTCACTCTTCAACTTGCGGGTCATCTTATTTTCCTGAGGATATTGAATCCATATCTGCTGAAACTCCCCATTTGGTTGAGGTTCTGTTGCGGGCTGTAAAGAAGTAGGATCAAGTTCTTTAAAGCCAACAATTTGTTTTCCGTCTGTGGAATATACAATTTCAAAAGCAAGAAATCCATCAATCAACAATTGCCTGAAGTATTGCCAAGCAAGAATGCTTTGCTGAAACCCAAAAAGCATATAAAGTTTTCTAAACGTCTCGTCCAATGCCTCTAAAACTTTTGGCTTCAAATCAATATTCGCAATAGCAGGATAGGAAAAAAAGTTCTTATCGTCGTAGTTTATTGCATCGTCAGACATAGTATCTAGAATGAAATCGATCTCACCATTTAAGGAAAACTTCCTGAGAAAGTCTCTTTTTCCTAGATAATCCTTGTCAAAGTATGCAATATATTTTCTAATCTTAGTGTCTTGATAACCAAGGGTCCAATAAAAAGCGTCATTCTCTGTAAATCCAGTTCCTTGCTCACCTACGAAATTAGACTCAGTTGCACCTATTGCTTGAGAATTACGGATTACCATGTCCTCATATTGCATTCCAAACCTTCCAATCTTAGAAAGATTCTTATAAAGATTTCCTAAGAAGGATCTTTCTTGGATGTTATCTAAAAAACCTGCCATTTCTTTCTATTATTCTGTTGGGGGTGTTTCCTCTGCTGGTGCTTCCTCTGTTGGGGCTGCTGCTTCACCATCTTCTGGCTCTTTTTCACCGCCTTCTTTAGCTTTCTTCTTCTCCTCTTCTTTTCTCTTTTTCACAGCTTCCTTGTTTGCTTTTATATCATCCTGTGTCATTCCCAAGTGGGATTCTATTAAATATGCTAAGGAAAAGAAAGGATTACCTGTGTCATCAGTTAGTGAGTACATAGAATCAATTTGCTCTTTTTTCTTGAGCATCGTTTCTACCTCTTGGTTGATTCTGAAAGGGTTATCTGAAACAAAGGTTAAACCAAGTTGGCTTTTGAAAAGATAATCCCTTTCAAGTTCAGGAAAATCCTTTACAGTTTGTATCCACAAAGGTTTGATCATTATATCCTGAAATATAGATCTAAGCCTGGTAATAAATTTAGCAAATCTAATTTCTTCCTTGTCGAGTCCTTCAGCTCCGTTAGAATAATTTCCAATTGATCCTCCGTCGGGACCCTGAAATCTTGAGAAAGGAATTTTAGATTCCTGTGCGAGTTTGTCAAAGAAATAAGCTAAGGGAGCAGGATCATTTAAATTGGGCCCAGTGCTGGTAAGAGGTTCTATAGTTGGGGTGCCGTTTACACCAGATGGCATAAGATAGTTCTTATAAAACTGGATCTTAGGTCTACCATCTACAGTTAATTCTCCACTTTCATCATTAAATTTAATATCCTCCTTATAAATACTCATTAATTCACCAAGGGTTTGCATAGCTTTTTGAGGTGATCGGGATCCAATAGGAACAGTCATTTTCATTCTGAAAGATGCATTCATAACTGACCAAATAACCCTGGTGTATTCAATGATTCTCAGGATGTTATAAGGACGAATCAATCTCTCAGTGTAACTCACTCTCGAAACACTATTCCCTTTAGCATATGAAATGTAAATGATCTGAGAATCATACAGCATTCTTCTTCTATTGATATCTTGAGGATATTGGTACCAAACACTTAAAAAGCTTCCGTCGGGCTGCTTTTCAACTGATGGCATTAGCGTAGTAGCATCGAGTTCCTTAAATCCAATGATATTTTTTCCTTTATCATCATAAACTATTTCGAAAGACAAAAATCCATCGATCAAAAGCTGCTTGAAGTATTGCCAGGCACTAATATCATCAGTGAATCCAAGCATTTCATAAAGCTTCTTATAATTCTCATCGATTCTTTCCTTTACCTTTTCCTTCACATTAGTGAGATTTAGAAAGGCAGGATAAGCGAAAAAATTATAAGAATCGAAAGTAATTGATTCGTCACATACTGTATCTAAAATGTATTCTATCTCGGGATTGAGAGCAAATTTTCTAAGATAATCCCTCTTGCCAGCATAATCTTTATCAAAATAACTGATGAATTGCTTAGTGGTGGTGTCTTGTCTTCCTAGAGAATAAAGAAGATTTTCGTCATCAATAGACTGCTTCTTCATAAACTCCGCTTCAACAGCACCAATGGCCTGGGAATTTTTAATTACCATGTCACCATACCTCATTCCGAAGTTGCTGAGAGACTTTACAGATTCCCTTATCCTTTGAAATACAGGACTACCGTTTTGATTATCGTTGAATCCAGCCATTATCTATTCACGTCAATGTATTTTTTGTACAATAGATCAGGTGTTTAATTTCGATCTATAATCATTATATATCGAAGAAATTGATTGACCCTCTATCTGAAAGTCATCAAGATATGGGATTCTCACCCAATCTTCATAATCAACAACCTTAACATTCCTAATATATTCCTTTTTAAATCCAGTTAATGAATTTTGCCATCCAGTTCCATTCAGTATAATTTTCAAAGAATTATAAATATTGGGTATAGATTGAATATTTTTATTCTTATCATTCTCATTTATTATAGCAAAGAATTGATTCCAGATTTTTATAATTATTTCACCCCTTGAATCCGGCGGTATGATATTAAGATCTAATGAAACTAGAATTTCACCGCTTAAATATTTATCGGACTTTAAAAATAGAAAAAGGGGCTTACGGTTTATATAAGGATGCGATTTAGAAGGTTTACTTTTAGTAAAATAATCTGCAGAATAAATCAAACCAGGTACAAATACACTGTCAAACTTCAACTTCCCTCCTGATTTATCAGTTCCGTACTTATCAAAAAAGACCCTAACTGAATCCGAGGATATTGATGAAACTGAGGGAAATGAATTTCTCAGTTCCTTTATTTGATCCTCTATATTTTTCACTTGCTTTTAAACAAGAAATTTTCATCAACTACACCAAATTTATATCCCCTCGCTTCTGCCCAATTCTGAGCAGCTTTAAATTTTGCTTGATTAGTTATCCAGATCTGCATCTTATGATTATAGGATTTCAATTTATTAAGGGTTGCGTTACCCTCCAATAAAGGCTTTTTAAATTGAGACTCTGGCTTTACCTCTATAATCCAATCCTGAGTTGTGTTGTCGTCTTTGACAACCTGCATATAAAAATCGACATTATACTTATGTTCTTTTTTATCTAATGGATTGTAATAAGAAATAGAAAGAGGTTCAGAGCTCCATTTTAAAATTTTCTCATTGAAATCACAATACCTACAAAATCTGAATTCCCAAGAAGATCTACAAATTATATTGTGGACATCTCCAATGTATTTTTCCGGGTTAGTTGGTACATATAAGCCAGATTTATAATCCCCATTGGGTTTTATTTTCTTTATATCTGGCATGTGTTTTAAACATTATATGTATTGTCTTCACCTGTGATATGTGAAAATGGAATGGTTTTAGGTGATTTGGGTGGATGCAATTTTTTCCACCCTTTAGCAAATCCATTTTTAGCAATTTGAGTGTAATAAGCGAACGGGTTGTTGGATTTAGAGGGGTCGAATCTATTCCAATATTTTACCAAATCCTCCATAGCAAAAGCCATGCAATCCTCTTTATCTTCTGGATCCCTATAAGACATTTTTTTAGAAATTCCGTGAACCATTAAAATAAACATTTCAACAGTTTCTTTGGTCAGTTGTCCTTTCTCTTTAGACGCTAAAATAGCTACAATCAGGTCTGCATTTTTTACATAAGCTTTTGCCATTTCTTTCCGTTATTTTAATTTTAGATTAAACCCCGAGGTTAGTTTCGGCTTACTGCTTATCTTCTTCCTGCTCATCATCAAAAGAAATGAGCGTTTCCCCGGGAGGTTCTTTACCGTCCGGGGCAACGCTCATCCTATCTTTGAGGTCATCCACAAAAGGCTCGGGAGACTCAGATTGATCCTTAGCGGATGGGGCAAAAGCCCAAACCCTACTAAGTATTTTTTTTAGTTTTTTTTTGATTCTTCGCTTTCGTCTAGGTTGTAACCCATCTCGGCATTTACCTCTAGGTCAGTTTCTGATTCAGTTCCAGCAGCTGGTGCTTCTGCTAACTCCTGATTGGTTTTCATAACTTCCGGATTTTTAATCTCGGCTTGGGTAACAGCAACTTCATAATCCACCTCGTGTTTACCCCCGGGGGCTTCAGCTAATTGCTGATCTGTTTTTTCAACTTCCGATTTAGAAGCTTTGGGTTGAGATTCTGACGAAGAAGTCATTTCATTCTCCTCATTTACATTATATCCCATCTTATCAACCATTGAATCTTTTACCTTGATTTCATACTTGGTCTCTTTCTCGCTTCCTTCTGGAGCTTCTTCGAGATTTGCATGATCCTCTTTTTCGATGTCTTTTTTACCCGCAGAGTCCTGATCTTTACCAGTTGGTGCAGCAGAAGTATTAGCTTTTAAAGTAGAAGCTGGTGTTTTATCAGCAGCGGAT